ATTCAATACCACCCTGCTGATTTCACCATTGCTCAGTGTGAGAAAGCAGAAGCAGCATATTTCAAGCGTTTTAACTCTTTGAGGAACACTGTAAGTGCAGTCGCAAAGTTGCGTTCTGACATTGCTCAAGGTGCAAAGTATGCTCTCGATATCGAAGAGAGTTTCCAAAGTCTTGGAGTTCATGTTGAGGGTATCGGTGCTCCCGATGATGGTAGCAACGCCGTTCAGGGTTATGACAAACTGAAAGTTGCTATCACTAAGTACGGCAATACTCATACGAAGACTGCAATTGATCTGTACAAACTTCACAACGCAGCACCTAACAACAAGTGGAACTCTCCCCTTAATGGAGGTATGATCCTTGGTCTTGCCGCAACTTACCACTTTGTTGATAACTATGTGGGAGATGGTAAGAAGTGTGATGGTTTCCTTGAGTTCCTTAGTCAACGTATTGCCAAGCGTGGTGTTGACAAGTACATCTTGAAGACTGCTGGTCCTCAGATGGATGTATTGGTTCTTGAAAAAGTTCTTACTCGATACAATGATCTTGTAGAAGATGAAGTTCTGGACTATCCATCCATCGGTATGGAGAAAGATAATTCTCAATGGAAGAAGTGGAAGGAAGATCCCATCCATGGAACTCCTAAGGATAATACAGAAGACGAAGAGGAATCCTGATAACCGAATAAAAACTTACGGGGTTTACTACCCCGTTTTTTTATGATCTATGCTATAAATATATCGGATGCCGAAAGGGTCCACACAACGTTACTCGCTTATTTAAGGAGAACCACATGGAAGTACAACGCTGGACAGCCTCCAGTCTCGGAGAGCTGATGGATAAAGTCACAAGCAACAGCATTGGGGCGGAAGACTGGTTTGACAGAATTAATTCTCTACATTCAACCACACAAAACTATCCACCCTACAACGTTGCTCAGGTCAGTAATGTAGAAACACGTCTAGAGATTGCTCTTGCGGGATTCAAGAAGTCTGAGGTGTTTGTATATACTGAGTATGGCAAGTTGTTTGTCGAAGGGCAGAAAGAGGACAAAGAAACCAACGTGAAGTATACTCATAAGGGTATGGCACAACGCAGCTTCACCAGGTCTTGGACAATTACTGAAGACTGGAAGGTTACTGATGTCACCTTTGAGGATGGACTGCTCTCAGTGACACTCAACAAACATGTCCCTGAGCACCACGCACGTAAGGACTTCCTCTGAACGTGCTATAATGAGGGTTGACAGTAATGTCACCCTCTTTTATAATTTTAGAAAGCTTTAAATCAATGATCAATTCTGACCGAGTAAAAGTTGTTATCATGTTCAATGGTGACAGCGTTCTTGCTGATGTACAGGAAGCAGTTGACAAGGAGAGCGGTGCACGTCAGGCATATATCCTGAACTATCCATACAAGGTTACCTATACCAGTCCTGAGTTGGATGGAACAGGTATTGTGACCGATCCAGAAGTCAAGGTGCACTATCAACCTTGGTGTCCACTCTCTCCTGAGACGCAGATCCCTATCAATCAAGCTGTGGTTGTTAGCATCCTAGAACCTGTTCCTAGTTTGCGTGATACATATGTTGAGAATGTACGCAAAATGGGTGGCACCGTAGAATGAGTGTAAAACTTTTGTTGTTGAAGTCTGGTGAAGAAGTTATTTGCCAGGTTCAAGAGATTGTAAATCCAGACACAAAAGAACCAATGGGGTATCATCTCCATAAACCTTTTCGTTTGGATATCATCAGTGATTCTGAGATGATTGACACTGGTGAAAATAAAGGATACCAACTTGCTTGGTTTCCTTGGGCACCTTTGAGTAAGGATAGAGATTTTTATCTACCTGGGTCTCATGTATTGACTGCTTACGATCCTCTAGATTCTATTAGAGACCAGTACATTTCTGGTATTCAACACGAGACCTATGAGGAGAACTTCAAAAGGCATGAAGACATGATCACAGGTGCATGTGACGACGACATTGATCTTGAGAAACTATTCTCAGAAGCAGAAGCATTATTAGAGGATGAAGATGGAAACGATGATGGTGGTCCTGAGGACGGGACTGCAACTGATAGCGAAGATGGAAACGTTGGAGGAAGAACCAGCGTTGCATCTGGAGAAACCGTATCTGATTAGGGATGACGGAACTCTAGAACCTTGGCCTAAGTGGTCTAGAGATGACGATGTATTGCTTTATAGCGAGAGCCTTGCTACAATAGTAGAACCCACGGACGAGATCCGTGAGAAGTACAACATCGTGACTAAATGAGTTTCTACACAAACGTCCAGTTGGTTGGGGATGACCTGCTCTACCTGGGTTACGAAGAAGGTCCTGGCGGTCTTCTTGAGCGTATCCAGCGTAAGTTCAAGTTTTCTCCAACCCTTTTTGTCGTCACTGACAAGCAGACTGAGTTTAAAACTCTAGACGGTCGCTTTGCGAAACCTGTCAAGTTTGAATCTGTGCGTAAGGCACGGCAATTCGTTGACAAGTATCGTGATGTTGACGGTTTTGAGGTACATGGTTATGACAGATATCTCTACCAATTCATCTCGCAAGAGTTTCCGCAAGAAGTGGACTTTGACGTTAAGAGTCTTAAGATTACATCTCTTGATATCGAAGTGGCATGTGAAAATGGCTTTCCTAACGTGCAGGAATGCGCGGAACCTCTTCTTAGCATTACAGTACAAGACTATAACACCAGAAAAATTAAGGTATGGGGAACGAAACCCTATAAAACGGATCGCAAGGACGTTGAATATATCTTATGTGACGGCGAGGAACATCTGCTCCGTTGTTTTCTTAACTATTGGACTGTTAATTTCCCAGATATTCTTACGGGGTGGAATGTAGAACTGTATGACGTTCCATACATCTGCGGTCGCCTAGAGCGATTGTTTGGTGAACGTGATATGAAACAGATGTCCCCCTGGGGTATTGTCCACAGGGAGGAGATTGAGATCAAGGGTCGTACTAATATTGTGTACAACATGTTTGGCATCAATGTGCTGGACTACCTTGATCTGTATAAGAAATTTACTTATACTAACCAAGAATCTTACCGCTTGGACCACATTGCATTTGTGGAACTGGGACAACGTAAGTTGGACCACAGTGAGTTTGAGAACTTCAAGGAGTTCTACACCAAGGACTGGCAAAAGTTCATCGACTATAACATCGTTGACGTGGAACTTGTCTTGCGCCTTGAGGAGAAGATGAAGTTAGTTGAACTTGCAGTTGCTTTGGCGTATGACGCTAAGGTAAATATGAAGGATGTGTACTATCAGGTACGCATGTGGGACACTCTGATCTACAACTTCTTACGCCAGAAGAACTTGGTGGTGCCGCCGAGCAAGCGTAGTTCAAAGAACGAAAAGTATGCAGGTGCTTATGTCAAGGAACCGATTCCAGGAAAGTATGATTGGGTTGTCAGCTTTGACCTTAATAGTCTGTATCCTCACCTTATTATGCAATATAATATCTCACCCGAGACACTCCGTGAGGTCAGACATCCAGCAGCAACAGTTGATAAAATCCTTAATCAGGAACTAGACATTGATCCTAACTATGCAACGTGTGCTAACGGTTCTATGTACCGTAAGGACGTGCATGGTTTCCTGCCTGAGATGATGCAGAAGATCTACGATGAACGTGTTCAGAGTAAGAAACTCATGCTCATCGCAAAGCAGGAGTATGAGAAGAATCCATCTAAGGAAATTGAGAAAGCAATCAGCAAGTACAACAACATTCAGATGGCACGTAAGATCCAACTGAACAGTGCTTATGGTGCCATTGGCAACCAATATTTTAGGTACTATGACTTACGAAATGCTGAGGCAATCACCCTCAGTGGTCAAGTTTCGATTCGTTGGATCGAAAATCGTATGAACGGATACCTAAATAAACTGCTACAAACAGACGGAGAAGATTATGTCATCGCTAGCGATACCGACTCAATCTATCTTAATCTTGGACCTCTTGTTGATAAATTTCTTAGTTCTAAGTCTGGCGACAAAACAGCAATTGTGGAGTTACTTGACAAGATCTGCCAAGA